GAAATGACTTGGAAAAATACTCAAAGTACGAACAAGTGAAGAGAAAGAAAGGTAGTGCAAATAAAAAAACAAGAAAATATGATAATTCGTGTTTCTGTTCCTAATTTGTTCCTTGATAAAAACACATCACAATATAAATTGTTAATTTATAAGATATTAAGATGTGAAATTTTGAGATATAACTAAATTTTCCAGATTCATCCTCCTTATTTTTGTCTGTTGACTTATTTATATGGATTTTGCCTAATATTATTTTATTGCAAATAGATTCTAATTTAATAAGACCTTTAAAATTATAAGGAACGCCTTTTGCTTTAACTATCGCTATAGCCCTTTTTATTATTTCAGCAGAAATTACCTCGTTTGCAGCAGTTTCATTAAGATCTGAATAGATAGAGCTGTTTAATTCCAATTGCATTTTTATCCGAGAATACAAGGCCTCACTTTCACAATATCGTTTCAAGAAAGCATCTATATTTTTTCTATAAATATTCTTTCTTCTTTCAAATTCAGAGCCATTATCAGTTTCATTAATATTAATGCTCCCTTTAATAATGGCATCACATATTGCAGTAAGTTTTATTATATCTATTTGACTAAAAGAGGTATGCACATCTTTTATTGTCAATATAGCATTTTTAATAGCCAAAGCTCCACCTTTCACTGTTGGCTTTAATGGAGGATTGGAAAAGATTGTGGAATTAGAATCAAATGAACTTAAAATAACCCATTTTAAAGAACAGTTATCGCAATATTGATTCAATATATCCTTTGCATAGGATTTTATTTTAGGTACAATGATGCCATTCCAATATTTTTCTATTTCTTCTTCCCTCTTCCTTTTTGCTATCCGTTCTTTTTCTTCTTCAGCTTTTAGCCATCCATCATATAGCATCCTTCGGTTTGAAGACAATACTTCATAAGCCTTTCTCACCATCTGAAATTCATCGGGGGTTCCTCCTTTATCAGGATGGGATTCCAACACTCTTTTTCTATAGGCTGCCAATATCTCATCAATTTTAGCATCTCGGCTTACTTGAAGTATTTCATAGTAACTTTTCATACCACTCATTTATAACATATTCTACATTCTCTCCTACCCATACCCTTAGCTTGTTCAAGACTTACGGATTCTACATCTCCCGAACATCTGTCCAGCCCACGGCATTCGTCCGTCTTGTGATATACCTTGGCTTTCGGACCTGTACAAATATACACTTTAGCGGCATCACCGCATGATGTCATCCCCACCCCTACCGCAAAAAAAGGAAGCAGAAACAATGAGGCTATAACCAACCTTTTCATATACTTTATATTTTTGCACAAAAATACGTATATAATTGTAATTTGCAATATAAATCACAAGATTTTACATTACCGATTATTTTTAATAAGATTGTTTTATATCTTTGTATACCTTTGTTATACCTGATTACTAATCATTATTGAACAGGAAGGGCGGCAATCTGGGAAAGACAGTTGCCCTTGTCACATATTAGATAAACATACACAAGACCAACCAGTGTGAAAACAAAAAAGGACGGTCCGAAATTATATCGGAACCGTCCAAATCCTGATGCACATCGCTATGTGCGATGCAAAGATACAAAATTCCATGCAAATATTTTACATTCATGAACAAATCGCTATATTTGTCTCGTCTTTAAATTTTAACACTATGAAGCAATCAATATTACTTACATTCATAATCCTATTCTTAGGTTCATGTGTCAGCAAAAGCAAATATGAAGATTTAGAAATGGAGAATTACAACCTTAGAGAAGAAGTGGACAGACTAAAAAACAAGAATACTGACCTGAACTCTACGATTCTGAACATGTCCCTACAAATAGAAGAACTACAAGAAAGGATTGAAAACGATATTGAATATGCCTCACAGGTTAGAAACGCTATAGAATCCGCAGAATCATCTTTATTTTAGGGTTTGATAGAATATTTTGGGAATCGGAACTTGACAATGCCAAATCTTGCATGTCTTATATAAAATATGGCTATTAATTTATATAATATGGGAACAATCGAAAGGACACGGGTAATACGCCCTTCTTCAAGAAAAGATAAATCCACCTATAAAGTCGATATTGAAAGACGACAAGAAAAAGACAGTCTTCACCTAACAGTTACTCACGAAAATGACTGCAATTTCAGAAAAGAATATTATTTTTCCGCAAATCAACTATCAGGAAAAAAGTCCATCCACTTCAAATGGAACGGAAATGATATTGTTTGGACCAATGGAATTGTACCGATTCGAATTGTTAAATAAAAAACGATATAGAAAGTTTCATTTTCATGGAATAATGGAACTAGCTTTTTCGTATATTTGCATTATCAATGCTTTCTTTATCGTCAGCAAAGAGCCGGTTGACGTAAAACAAAACGGTGCGATTTAATATTTATAATAAAATTTTCAATTCATGAAAAAGAATAAAATTAAATGTTAGGTTGGGCGTGATAATGCCCAGCCTAACGCTATCAAAGAGGTAGGGCGGTTTGTGTTTGATACCCTAGATTTTCTTTTTGCTGTAGTTCCTGTAATATGGGTAATAATCGGGCTCTCCGGAGGCCAATTTCCTACGGAAGTTTAGTGGATTGGACTGATACCTGCTCTTCGGAGTATATGGAAGTACATTAAGGCATAAGCCAACTGGCGCAGAGGCAGACTGCGCCAGTTCTTATTAAAAAAACTTTTTCAGTTACTATACTGAACTACAAAGACTCCATCCATTTAATTGTCTTGTCTGCCAACAGCTGATAGGCAAGAGAATTGCAATGCCAACCGTCATACCTGTCAGATGATATGAGAGTCCATTTAGACGAGTCCCATTCCTCGGGAGAGTCAATGTCTTGGTTGGCTTTGTAAGCTTTAGATTGATAAATAACCTTATCATCAGTTTTATAAGTTTTTTTGTTACTATACTCCTCATATTCACTCCAAGTGTCGACTCCATATATAGCTCTTATGTCATAGGATGCCAAATTAATTCCACTATGTCTCCAGTCTAAATAAGGTATTCCCCACTTATCTAATACTTCTTTAAACTTTACGACCTTATCTCTCCAATATTCATAATTGCTAATGTCATAAGTTATGATGAAACCTATCTTCTTACCGGGGAATTGTGTTATTGCATATCTACAGATCGCCTCCAAACATCCTATTTGTGTATTCAATTGCAATTCTTCATCAAAACCCTCAGTAATTCTACCCATAGGAGCATAATTAGGCTTGCCTGAGTCATTTAAATTAACCCCATTTACTCCGCCTTGGAGAATAATATAATCACTATTTTTATCGACTTGAGTGAGTTGCCAATATATGCTATAAGCATTCCCCGTGTAAAATGGATATAATATAACAGATCCGCCTTTAGCCCAATTTGTACATTTCAAATTAGTTTTCTTGGATATATAGTATGTCAAACTCTTAACTGATTCTTTATTGTCCTGACCAATCATAATAGAATCACCACAAAATGCTGCACGTTTTCTACTAAGATGGCTTTTATTGGATAAAATTTGAGTAAACATTCCATTTTTAGAGACAGTCAATGGATACGCCACATAACTGCTAAATATGGCTTTGACAGCTCCTGAAGGAGCTTCTAACAGAACCGCTGATTTAGATTCGTCAAGCCCTTGAGCGGATTTTTCAATAACATTACCATCAGCATCGGTAAAAGCCCATAATCTATATGAATTACCTCCATACCCTCTTACCGCATAAATCGCACCTTCTTCAGTATTATCTATTATTTGATTTACCGCATAATTAGGCGATGTTTCAACCAAGATAGATCCACTTGTATCATACCTCCCCGGATACGTTTCGTGAATAATATTACTGATATCAGATAAATCATTATCCATTGTTTTTAAAACTCGTATCGATACGTTGTTTTTAGATACAGTTAATGGGTATGATGTATAACTACTAAAAATTGCTTTAACCGTACCAGATGGTGCTTCGACAATTATTGCTGAATTACTTGAATCGTGTTCCTCTATAAGATCTTTTTCTATAATAATATTTTCTTTATTTACAAAGGCATACAACCGATAATTTTTACCGCCATATCCCTTTACACTATAAACACATCCTGGATAAGCATTTGTATCAATGATTTGTTTAACTTCAGGCGTAAAAGATTCTATAATTGCATCCCCATTAGTCTTATACTTCGCATCAACACTCTCATTCGAGTCATAAAATTGGGGCGTAAAATGTTCCGCTTCATGGTCTAGTTTATAAGTGATACCAAGCAATGGCTCAACTCTTTCAAGTCTTTCATTAATATCATTTATCTGACCATTTTTATATATTGCAAATTTATCTTTATATGAAATATAACAACTGAATATAGCTTTAACAGTTCCTTTAGGTGCAATACAATATTCGCCTGAATCTGTAAGATCAATATCTGTACTTTTAGATTTAGTTAGTATATTACCATCAGCATCGGTAAAAGCCCATAATCTATAATTCTGTGATGCATAGCCTAAACATAGATACCTGTTTCCCTCGTGAGAATTGATATCTACCATCTGTAGAATATTAGCATTATGATTATTTTCCACTTTGTCACCACCTGTGTTATATTCTCCCTGTATTATTCCTGTAACATTTTTTAAAATTTTACCTTGTAAAGCTAACTCGGAAATTTTTTCACTTACAGCCTTCTGTGACATGACTTCAGTTTCGCTATTCCCCAGTTCCTGCACCACACCGGCATTGATGGACTGGAACGGACCGTGATCCACCCATCCGCCGGCATTATAAATATTCAGGTGGTAGATGGGCTTGGTATGTTCGGTATCATCGTCCGCATAGGTAGGTCCCACCATAATCATATCACCCTGCTTAGGATTAGGATATTGTGATTTATCTGTTACATAGGCTTTAATAGACAAACTGTTTGTAACTTCTCCGCTAAGATCTGACCATGTTTTGTTATCCCGCGATATCTGGAATTTGTTATCCTGAAAACGGAAATAAGCTGCAATGTAATCCGAGCACACCTCCCATGTCTCGTTATCATAGGAGAAGTGAAGCTTGTTATCTATCGTTTTGAGCCACGGGGTAAGTCCGTTATCCCCTTTGGGCCCCAAAGCAGCTATGCCGGTATCCTCACCGTTAATCACCCATGTGCCTTTTACCGATACGGAAATATCTCCAGAGAGTGTTAGTTCGTCCACACGTACCCAGTTGACATCAAGTCCCCAGTGAAAGTTGTCCCTCTGTGCATCATTCACACATTTCTCGGTTATGGCATTCCCCTGCATATCCACGTATGATATGATGATCCCCTTACGCCTCATTTCTTTCGGAACAATATTTCTCGTACGCACCGCTGTGCCCTGAAACTGCACATAAATGTTGTTATACTGTGCCAGTATCGCTTCTAACGACGCGCCGGTTCTTCCGTCATGTACCGCCTGTATCACTGTACGAGGATAGAAAGGGAATCTTCTTCCCGACACTTCGTCAAGCTTGTCCATCTGCCTGATACTAGCATACTTGCTGTTGCAGCAAGAATCTTGTATGTTGTTATCTTTCATGATGTTTTTAATAAAAAGTTTATAGAATTTACATTTATTCCAGACCATCCCCAGTCAACGGAGAAAATCCTTCTGCCAGACATCTTCTCTTTAAGGCATCACGATATGATTTCATTGCCGACAGTTGCCAACGCTGAAGTATTTGTTTATGCACTTCTATCTTAGAAAATACTGGAGATTCATTGATGAATTTCCCCAGCTTTTCCACCCGGTCATTAAGTTGCTTATACTCTTCCAGCATTCTTATTTGATATCCTTGGTTATTATACTGTTGCACCTGTTGAATCTACCCATTGAGAATTGTCTTTATTCCATATAGGTTTGCCTAAAGTAGTATCAAAATACATAGTGCCAATATTGCATCTATCTATAATAGGTCTATGCTGAGTATCTCCATAATTTCTAATATTAACAGTTTTTATCGTAGCATTCCCCATAGAAGTATTAGATTTGTTTAAAAAAGGTCTTGCATAAATAAACAACTTAACTTCCGCATGAGTATCAGTCATTTTGGGAGTAAAACTTATATAACAATTTTTATTGTCAAACAATGTAACATTCAATTTTTTAGAATTCCATCCAGTCTTTCCTTTCCCGATAATTATTGACTGAACCTTACTTCCAATTAAATTTCCTTTTATCTCTATATCATCTTCTTCGGAATACCATTCCGCCTTTGTCAATAGTAAACCGTTAAAATTATACAGAACATCAGAAGTCGCAGTAGACATTTTATTATAATGTATAGTAATAGGTATCACAAATTCTTCTCCGATATTATAACTATTAAATCTTCCCATAGAATTATTATCAGGAACTTGAATCGTAATTAAGCCTGTTATAGCAACCCTATTCCCGATTGTACTAAAGAAAGTATCAAAAGACTTAAATTTATCATTATACAAAGTAACATTATGAAGTTTAATACTACTAATATTACTTTCAGTATCTAACACTGTAGCTATTAGTAACTTCGAAGAATCTAATATGTTAAAAACGACATCATTAAATGTAACATCAGCACCTTCAGTAACACTACACAAAACAGAGTTGCCATCAGAATTGGTTGAAATAAACTTAACATTATTTGCTATTATTTTTTTTATTCCCCCTTCTACACTAATTCCGACAATTGGATTAGATTGTGCTATTATTTCTAGGTTATTTACAAGCACATTATTGGTTTCCCATAATACAATGCCAACATGATAATAGCTTCCATCTGAATATTTATTTACAACTCTACAATTGTTAATTGTTATATTATTACTATATTGTAACAAAGCCACAGGTTGGTTTAAACTTTTCACATTGTCTATAAAAACATTTTCTTGGTACTTTATTGTAATAAAACCATCTGTTTTATTTTTAGTATTTGTAATATCCTCAATCCCTGAAATTTTAATTTCCCCATCTACGACTTTAGAAATACTTCCATTATTTATAGCAGAACTAATAGAACCTTTCGTATTACATTTACTAAGCAAAATGCCAAAAGAGATCGGCGATTTTAATGTTATCGTTTTCTCGTTTATCGCGGCAATATAATTAAACTCGTAATTTAATGGCTCTGCCTTATCTTCGGAAGTTCCATCCTCTCCTACTATCAAAATTTTGTCTCCAACAGCATAACCTGATGCATCCGTTACAGTAACAGTAGTACTACCAAATTGTACATTCTGTGTAAAAAAAACTATATTTTCTCTTCTACAGCTTCCTTCAAAACATCTATTACTACCTTCGGTTCTTAACAACCTCGTATTATTTCCCATAATAGTTATAGAAGGAGGTAACCTAAAATTTACAGTATAGTAAATAGAAGCTCCATCTGTATAAGATACCCTATATACTTTATTTCCTAACATTAATATATTAGGAAATAAATCAATAGCATTTTGTATAGCTTTTCTATCATCCGTAACCCCATCACCTCTAGCCCCAAACCACTCTGGATAAGATATATCAACATTCCAAGTACCTTTAAGTGATATATTAGTAAATATTTCAGATATAGGGGATAAAATGTTAGTATTATTTCCTACAATTATTCCATTATTCAATTTACCTCCATCAAATTGTAATATACATCCTTCAGGAATAATAACAGTTCGATCATCTAACTCATAATCGTATTGAACAATATAAATAGTATTTGGCCAGCACATCATGGATTGAGTTAGTATATTTCTTCCAGCTATAAGATTCTTGCGTAAATATTGTCTTCCCTTTCCTGAATAATTGTTCGGATCGTATCTTTTGTTTGCCAATTTCAGTTGACCATGAACAGAAGAAATATCCTCATCATCAGGATAGTTATTAATGTTTCCTCCTCCTGAAGCCTCAATCATCTGCTTGACTGATTCGCTGAGCATCTCAGGAGTTATCATCCCGTCCATTACAGTGGGAGGATTATTTATGAACATATCATTGAATGTATCCTCAATGTGACGTCTGACAGATTTGCGTGTAAGATAAGTGTCCAGTATACGGTTGCCGTTCTCATCCGCTATGGCCCTGTCGGCTAACATATCCGGTGTCTCCATCTTCTCACCGAACACCTCTTCGGCATGGATATTGTTTTTCTCAGCCTCAAAGTCAATCTTCTGCCAGCTCTCCCAGTCTCTCCAAAGTAGTACAGATTTCCCCTTGAAATACCATGTTTCAGCCTGATTGGTGTAAGCAGAAACAAACGTAACCTTCATACCGGGTATTCTGTATTCCTCCGGTACAAGCGCTATGGCATCTTCAAAAGTAAACACATTGCTCTTCTTTACAACAAAAGGGGCCTCGGACGTGCTTCGTTGTGCTACAAACGACGTTTTTGTGTACCCCGGCATGTTGACACGATCACAGGGTCTGTATTTCTTCCCTTCAACATAATCAGGAAATGCACTGAAATATCTCTGTTCTTTCCAATCATGTGAGAATATCCGGGTATCTTGGGTATGATTACGGCTTACATTATATTCAGTCAGCAGATTATAATCGAAGATGCTCACCTTATCGACTGTGAGATCATAAGTTCCCAGAACACCGCTCAAATCATTCCATCCGGCCCGATATCCTTTAGGAACAAATCCTTCAACATAGTAGAAGTACGGCTTTGTTTTCTTCACACTGCCGACAAGTGCCCATGACGGTTGTTCCATCTTGTCCGGCAACGCTTCAGAAGTTGCCACATGACCTATATAATTGACATCGTTCAACGTTTCCATTTTAGGGACTTCGGCTCTGTCCGCCTTATAAGGAATAAGCCCCAGCAATGCATTAATCTGATCAGGCGTATAATGAATATTTTCATGATATTCATTCGGATGAGGATCATATGCATGATGAGGATGAAAGCAAGAATCAAATCTTTCCATATAAATATATTTTTTATTATTCAAAGATAAGCAAGAGCTTCACAATGAAATGTATATAATAAAAGGAACTCAGACTTTCACAAGCCCGAGCCCCTAAAACCTTAAACTAATACCTATGTGCTATTTTATTTGAGCGCAAAGTTATCTTCTTCCATAATGACTTTAAATTCCAGCAACGAGAAATAACACGAATCCTGTCACTAACCAGCAGACGATGATAATAATTCTGCCATTCTATCATTTTCTCCTTTCTTTCCTCGTCCTGACAGGAAGGTAAGCCGTTCTTGCTTTTCGTGTAATAAAAGCACATCTCTTTCAACTGCCCTCGGTTCATTCGCATACGGAACCTTCCCCGATGAAGAAGATATTTATAACTGTCCCACCTGTCCTTATAATAATCATAAGTGATAGAGATGAGCTTCTGTTGTGCAGGATCCCATATGACAAAATAACGCCTTCCGTCCTGTTTATTCTTTTCCTCAGCCTCTTCTATCGCCTTTTTCAATAACAAGCTGGACTTCCACAGACTTGCGATCCTGCGTTTCTGCACAAGACTTTTTACCGCCTTCAAAAACAACTTAATTTTTCCCATAATGTTACTAATTTTTATATAATATAGCCTCCGCACCCGTCGCCGACCTGTTGAGGCGTTTCATGTTATTCATTTTCTCTTCCATAGTGGGCAACACACTCACCGGATATCTGTCCCATTCAAAACGGCTCACGTATAATCCTATTGCCCTGCTCATTACCCGATCATCATGCTTCCCCGCAAGTGCGCCGTATTTGCCGTTCGGATATTTCATGTACCATCCCAATTCCTTTATCATTCCGGTTTCACGCTCTATCCACAGTTTGTCACGCACACACTGTTCCATATACTTAATAATGGCCACTTTTGTATTACGGTTGGTATTAAACCCCCATCTGGTTTCTTTCTGGCTCCTTTTTTCCAACTCGCTCCGATTATGCGCATATACATTATCATAAAGAGGGATAAGAATGGGAAAGAACAATTCGCTGACGTTGTCTGTGTCTACATCATTAAGCTTACTGTAAGCCGTGTTGTTCTCGACAATGAGCAGAGCATTGTTATAGAATGACGCAATCTGCGCACATTTGATCGCAAGCAGGTCCGGATCTGTATGCCCGTACCATTCCGCCACCACACGCGGTCCAGCGTCCTCATTGAGCACTCCGCTATCGGCCATCATATCCGCGCGGTCCAGCACAGTAATCACAGAGTAATCACTCGTCCTATATTTCCCCCCGATATCAACTGACACAAAGTAGCGGTTTTCCAACCTCCATGTCTTGTCTGGCATCTCCCATATTTTCAATTCCCCTCCTTTACGCCTGAACAGTTTCAGCCCTTCGACAGCCTGTTCACCTTTCGGGGATTTTCCGGAAATATCCCCCTGGAATACCGGCTCACGGCAGAACCTTCTGAGTTGTTCTACCTTGTAAATGTCAAATACAAGCTGCCCAGAATACTTGAATGCCTCCACCGGATCGGACGGATACTCCTGCTGCATGTCCTGTATGTCCGCATATTCCTTCATCTTCTGCCTGTACCAGTAGATGCCTTGCAATGTCGCTCCAATAGTCCACAGCCAGTACATATAGTCCCAGTTTCCGGACTTATCGTTACGCCTTTCTATCAGGGTACAGGCCCATTCCAGCATATCTTCCGGATCGAGACGGTATTCCTCTATCTCCCACCATGCGACAAACAACGGCTCGAATGCGGACAGTCTCTCCCCATGATCATCCGTTCCATTGGCACGATCCCATTCATCCTTGTAGAAATTCTGCCCGTTCGGCGTGCTTTCATACACAATCATCGTATACGGTTTGTACAGGATTCCCGAACAGGATGATTTCACCTGTTTTTGCGGATCCATCTTTTCCGTCTGAGGCCAAAACGCCACCTCCGTACAATGCGCCATGGCCGAATCACCACCACGGGCGCCCTCCGGATTCATCGCGGTTGCCGTCTTGATTTTGCAGTTCCGGGAAGGTATAAGACTTATGTTAGAAGTTCCCCCTCCCTTGATCTTCGGAAGAGAGCCGTCAAACTCTATCCCCTCTTCATAAAAAAGGAATTCAGGAAGCTGGGTTATGAGCTTGACATACATATCCTTCACTTCAGCTGCGCTATCCCCCTGATGTCCAACAATAATGCTGTTCCAACTCTTCACATGCATTATCTGTATCCATGACATGTATATCTGTGTACATGTGGATCCTCCCCACTGGCGGGCTTTCAGCAATATGACACGGATAGGTTTGCCGGCACGGCGCATTCTTTCAAACGTCTCAGCCAGCTTTACCTGCGCCGGACGCAGAAGAAAAGGCACATCCTCCCCTCCTTCCTTGTTTTTGATACGCGCATACGCATAACAATAGAAATAAAAATCGTATTTGGCCCAGTAACGGAGAAACTCCTGAATGACAGTATTACGAAGATCCTCATTATATTCCCCGTATGTCCGCCAGCAGAACTCCTCTATACTTCCGGCAAGATCCAGTTTATAGATAAAACCGATGGAGAACATCTCGATAGGAAGGAAAACAGATGAATTTACAAAATCATCCAGACATATCCTCTTCCGTTTTCCGGGAGCGTTTTCCCCTGTCAACGGGTTATAGGACTTGAACAGTTCCGCTTCCCGTTCACGGTTCCTGCGGATCATCTCCTCCGCATTCCTTATGACAACAGCTGAGAAAAGAGTTTCTATATGGTTTATTTTAATGTTCTTTGCCATCCAACCTCCAGTTTACGCAATATCCATCCGGCCGCCAGCATAGCCGCATGATATCCACCCGCAATATGCGGCAGAAAGAAACCGAGAGCGGTTATGGCAAACAGCCTGTTACGCCTTCCCCCATCCATGGAGGACAGGCACAAGCCCGTATAATAGTAGATAATGACACTCCATCCGATCACAGGACTGCCGGAAGGAATGAAAAATGATATTCCGACAGCGAACATCCATGCGACCAGCGTCCGTGCAGGGGTTATCACCTTCCATAGAAAAGCCCATGCCATCCCGTTCAAAAGATAATGAAGCCATCCGGCATGTCCGAACATATAAAGCCAGTGACTTCCTGACAGGAATTCATGATACGGCAACAACACGGTCATGCACAAGTAAAGCCCCATGGAATATCTCATTTTCATAGTGATATACCTATTTCATCCCAGCTTTCCATAAAATATGCTGTATACGGTCAGGACTTATCCCAAATGAATCAGAAGGTCTCTCTATCGCAAGTCTTACGATAAGACGGAGATTCGCCTCCGATTTTTTTTTCATGATATCAAGGCAACAGCGGATTAGGCTGGAATACATTTCATATTTATACAGACTGCAATCAGGTATATTGCCTTCAGTCAGATATCTGTATAAGATCACGTAAGCCCGGTCCTCACTGACATAATGCTGCTTCGCCTTCATACCCGCAATTTCCTTGCATATATCCTTGTAGTAAGAGAATGTACACGTCTTTTTCAATTCAATGAATGTACGTACAATCTCCTTGTTCCTTATTAATTGTATTTCGCTGATATTTCCCTTGTGCTTCATGTGACCTCCTGTTTAAATGATAGCGAATGTACTTCCTGTAGATTGCATTATATCAATCCGGCTTGAACTAATACTACTAAATTTGTCAGTATAAGACAACAATGACATATCATGGAAGAAAAAAAAGAAAGAAAATCATGGAGAGATATTGTTTCATCCAGAAATCCGGACCTCGACCTTGAGGACGACCTCGCTGTCGGCGAATTCCTTGATGACTCTTTCAAACGTTATGACGATAGTGAATCACAGAGAGAGAACCTCAACAAAGTTCTTGCAGAAGACTCAAGAGCCGCCGGCATCCTGACCGGTCTGGCAAGCGGCATGGATGAGAACGGTGAACCGTTCTCTCTTGTGGAATATCTGATAACCAATTACGGGGATGATATCAGGGAAGCTGCAACAACGGAAGAGGCCATCAAAAAAGCAAAAGAGAAAGAAGCTGCCCGGATAAAGGAGGCGGCCGATGAGGAAAAAAGAAAAAGAGATGCGGAAGAGAAGCTGCGCAAAACAGATGAGGCACTGACAGAAGCTGTGCGGCAGGTCAATGTTGATGAGGCGAATGTAGTTTCCATGTTGGAATGGCTGTACGGAACACAGGATACAGACGGTATCATTCATAAAATTATCCGGCACGAACTGGATGCGGAAGACTGGAAAAGAATCATCCATGCCTTCAATATGGACATGGAAATAGAAGCCGCCCGAGAGGAAGGACGTAAACAGGGACGTACCGCACGTCCGGGAGCTATACACAGGAATCTTGCGGAAAAAGCTCCGACGGACCTTGGAGGAGGCGGGAACGGAGGAGGTGAGGAAAAAGTGGAGGATCCTACCCTACAACGTTATAAAGACATGAAGAGACGTATTTAATCGTCTATTGCTTTCAGGCTCATATCACAACTTTTATTTATAAATTTAAAAACAAATCGAGAACAATGAAAAAGTTAAAATCAACATTCAAATTTTTCTTTTCCGTATTGCTCATGTTCCTTGCCGGAGCGACCGGGGGAGGTTATGCATGTGCCGCCGATGTTTCGGACGGAGGCTCAGTCCAGGATCTAGGGGATGGCGGAAAGGTAGTAGGCGGGGAAAGTTCCGTAACAAAGAACGAGAAAATCATGGACGCGGAATGGTACGTGAAGCAGATCGACAAGACAATTGTCGAGATGAAGTTTACCGGCACGCCTATTGATCAGATTCTGCGCCATGGGGCGACAAACAAATCGGACAGCATCGTAATCAAGTACTACAGTGTCGGACAGCGTCCGCTACGGGCTACCCTTGCCAAGCAGCTTGAAGCCATGACTACCGAGACTCCGAAAGCGATAGAACTGGAAGATAATAACATTGTGGGCGCAATGGATACGCTTCTTGTCCTGAACGCTGACGGAACGTTTGTTTCCGGTTACAAATCCGGTACCGATGAAGTGGATCCTGAACACCCATTGATGCTGCGCGTGCACGCAATCAACAGTGAGACCAACCTTCCGCTTGTCTATGCCGTAAACGGAAAACAATCAAACAATAAGAATCCTTATCTTATTCCGACCCTTGCAAAGGGTACCGTCCTTCTAAGAATGGGGCGCGCGGCCGCTGAAAAGGATGTGTCTACAGGAAGGTATTACCAGCTTCCATCACCGGACGAACAATATTGCCAGCGTTTTATCATGCAGGTAGAGCAGACTATCTATGACCGGTTGAGTAAGACCGAGGTGGAATGGTCATTCACACGTGTGGAACGGATGGCAATGGAAGACATGCGTATCGGTATGGAAGCCTCCGGACTGTTCGGAATCAAGAGCAAACATGCAGTGAACGGACAAGGCAATGTATATACTTGTGAAGGTATCTGGTACCGCGCCGGAAAAGACCTTGAAATCGGACATTGGGAAAAAGTGCTTGACTCTGCCGGAAATCCTGTGGTGGAAGAAGGAAAATATGTGCAGCAATATGTAATCTCGGAGGATGAGCTTGTAGACCTTGTAGGACGCATCATTGAAGGTGCCGGTAACGGAAGCCGCACAAAACTTGTATTTGTTGACAATACCATCTATGCGGCATTATGCAAGATCAAGACCAACAACCGCACACGTATCTTCGAGCCGGAACGTGACTACAACAAATGGAGACTTGACTTCCAGTCATTCGAAAGCATGGGAACAAAACTTCTGTTTTACCGCCATGACCTGTTCAACGCCTGGGGATTCAACGGAAGAGGTTTCTCTCTTGATCCTGAATATCTTGACAAATGGGTATTCCAGAACTGGGAGCGCAGCACATACAATCTGAAAGAACTGTTCATAAGTAACAGTGACGCTGTTGTCATGCAGGAGTTCTCCTGCTGGACACTTGGATTCCCAGATGCCCACGCGCGTCTGTCCATTCCGGAATATGTTGAGATTCCAGTTCCTGAATCCCAGACTGTATAATAGAACCTTAATCATCATCAGAGGTGGAGAAATCCACCTCATCATTATTAATAATGTATGAAGAAACTTTATAAATTCGTTGCGAGCTCCTCACTATCATTTGCAGTCATTCACTGCGGACGGATGATGTACGTCAACTTCTCCGCTTTTTTCCGTGGCAAATCAACCTATCATACAACGGATAGAGAACTGGCTGAGAAAATCAGGGCGCACAAATGGTATCGGGAAGGACGCATTACCGAAACAATAGAAGAAGATGAAGATGTAATACATGACGAAAATGACGTAAATTCCGTATTACAGGAAACAGAGGTAAAACAAAGATACAGCATCCTTGGAAAGCGGATGTGCACCTATATTCCTCCGGCATCTTCTAAGCAGGAAGAAAAAGAATCCGAAAGCGCAGAACCGACCAAAGAAAAAGGCATTCAAGAAGACAGAGACATACAAGAGGATATTGAAAATGTGACCTCATTCCTTGAAGCGAAGGATTTTTTTGAGGTCAGATTCAAAGTACCGCGCTCGCAATGTGGAAATAAGGAGGCTCTGTCCTCATTATGCAAAGAACACGGCATACAATTTCCCAATTATCCATTAGACTAAGCCTCATGATACCTGTCAAAGATATACTAAAGACTTTACGCACAATCATCAATGAGAGTGCGACAGAAGAAGACAGTTTCACGATTGAGACCGATGAGGCATTAAAAGAGTTCATCAGACTCGCGCTACTCGCACTGATGAATGACGAAGGGGTGATGGCCGAAGCTTCGGAAATGACAGATTCATCCTCAATCTCATTCGAGAAACGTCCTGACGGTTTGTTTTTTGCCTACATAAAAATACCTGCGGACTATATCAGGCTTGTCAGTGTGAACCTGACTGGGTGGAGATATCCGGTCACTATGTTATATCCGGACAATTCGCCACTATACAGCGCACAATATTCATCAGCTCCCGGTGTAGGTAATGGTCCCTCAATACCGGTAGCATTCATCACCAACGATACCATGAGGTCAATCATTGCCCATGCAGTAAAAGAACAGGGGAGATACAGCCTCAGGTATATTCCAACTCCTTCAATCTCAGAAAACGGAGAAATCAACCTTCATAACAAATATGCAGGAGCATTAGCATATTATGCAGCCGGTCTCTATCATATTTCAATAAATGAAAATACCGGTGCGGAATCTGAATTTGCAATAGCTAGATCCTTGATACGTTCACACACTCCTGAATCTTCTACAAGTAATACAGAATAATTGTGATTTGCTTTCAATTTCGTATCTTTGCGGAAATCAAAAACAAGATCATTATGAAAAATGCAAAAACACATGAAGCTTACTCAGAGGAAGAATTAAGGGAAATGGTGGAATGGTTTAATACGAGAGAATTACCTAAAACATTGCAAATCAACAAATCCTCATTTTCTCCCGACCTCCCTCTGACAGTAGAAAGCCTTATAATGCAGGCAGAACAGAATCTTGGGAATTACAAGATGGCAGGCTCTTTCCGGCTTCTGAAGGAAATACGGGAAAAACTGGAATCATAGTGCTTATCAAAAACAGACGGTTCGATTTTTGATAAGCACAAACCGTCTGTTACAAAGAATCAGACCATTGCATTCTTGCAATACACATAATCCCAAATCTTTGTTGTGTCCCCCCAGTCCTGATCCTCAAAATAGAACTTATGAGCACCTTTAATGATCTGTTCATCATTATAAACTGTGCAAAGATCGGAATAAAAGGCATTGAACGCTACATACTTGTCCCATTTCGTAGTTCCAGCCGAAAATCCCATCATCCGGGTACTTGCCTCTATCTGTTCCGCCGTCCAGTGCGCACCCTCACATTTCTTTCCATCCCTATCAATGTACCTCATCATGCCGACATCAAACATCGCAAAAGCTTCATTGTAATGATTACCATACATGATTCCATGTTGCTCACGCATAAATTTCCAGTACAGTTCCGGATGTTCTTCCTTCACAAGGCACAGAAGCTCGCTCATGCTTTCCACACTGCGCATCATGACCTTGTCACTTGTCAGACCCGCCCTTTTCGCATCGTCCAACATTTCTTTGAATGTATACTTCATAATCAATCTGTTTTATCTTCGTTATCACTCAAACCGGCAAGTTGGATTGTATTTCTGTCCTGCATCATGGAATCAAGACTTCTCCTGATAAAAGCGTTTTCTTTCTCGATTTTCCTTGTCCGGATAAAAATCTGGTCAAGAATGCACGGAATCATATCCACCTCACCATTTGCCAGCAACTGGCATTTGCTGCAATCACCTATACATTTGCCTTCCACTCTCATAATCAACCCTTTCTCAAGTTATTAATCAATGTTCCACCTCTTACAGACAACAACGATTTGACACCGCCTGTCTTGACCATATTGAACAGCTCAAACAGATCATCACGATGTTTTTTGAAAAACGGATACATGCTGATAACCGTCCGGCTGGTCAAAGCCCGCGTATTAGACAATTCGTTGAATGCGGTCTGAACAGCTTCCTTCTGCTCGTCATTCTCGCAATCCACCACAATATATAATTTCCTTAATGCCATAATCAATCAGGTATTTTATCAAAATCTATCTCTTCCTGCGGTTGAGACGGTACCGAACGCTGGCCATACATGTTATCATTGACCTGCTCCACTTTTTTCCCGGTGAACAAACCGGCTACGAATGTCAAAGCCGGAACGCCGTATTCAACCACCTTAGGATGTTCTTCTATATAGTTTGCTATCTTGGTAGCCATTGACAGGTATTTATCCACCCCCTGTGGCTCCGGCTCAATCTTAAGAGGGATACCCATGTTTCTGGCAAAGATATCCGCAAACTCATTGGCTTTCTGTGCCGCCTCCAGCGGTTCGGCATGTTTCTCCTCTGTCATATACATTAGCATATAACTAAACGCCTCGGCCCTTGTTGTAAACTTCAACTCCGTTTGCGGTTTCTTAGTTTGAAACATGGAAAATCCCATCATTTACTTTTTTTTGATTTTTCCTCAACAGGAATCTCAGTTCCGGATATCCCATTAATCATCTGCATGGCATTACCCATGATATCATTAATGGTATCCGTATCATTGCTTACTTCCGGTATGTCAGCCTCACCGACAACATAAGCCTCAATTTCCGCTGCCTTCGCAACCACATCCTTCTGCGGTGTACCAGTCCCCATTATAGCTACAGCCTGTTCTACTGCAAATTGTCTTATTCCTATTTTTGAAATCATATCCTCATCTTTTAAAAATTAAATAAAATGAGGGTGGAATACCACCCTCTAAAACTTAACTACGGCAAGTCTCGTCTACTGTAACCTGCGTGGAAGCAAGGTTATAGGTTGAACGCTGGTTGAACTCACGTCCGCCACATCCGCAACCGCAATTATTCCGATTTCTTCCACATCCGTGTCCATTGTCGTAGAACACCTCGCGGTTCAGCTGGAACAACTGGTCACCGAAGTTCGCCTTCATATCTCCAACACCTTGCACTGTTGCGGAAATCGCACCATTTGCAGCGTACAACTGCTGTCCGGTCCAGCGTACATCAGGCTCCATACAGTTAACACGTCCTGTCAAGTTAGCCAGACCAACCGCAAACTGAGTACGCTCGTTGCAGCTATTATGCCAGCTATAAACAAAAAACGCAATGACAATGACAGCAGCAATCACCCATAAGGCGGTGGTTGATCCCCATCCCTTCTTGTGCTCACATTCAAGCTCTCGCATTGCAGCATACTCCTGTATGCTCATACCTGTAATATTATCCATAATTATGATTTTACATATCACGGTCAATATTGACCGCAAAGGCAAATTACGGAATAAATTACTTGCAGATAAAATATTTATTTTCCAGTTTGTTTACTATTTCTTTCCAATTGTTTTCCACAATCCATACCCTTTGTTTTTTAGCATTACGCCGCATCGAGCCGACAGCCTGTTTGGTTCTGTTAGTCAATGACGCTATCTCCGTGTCAGAGAAAATCTTGGCTAAATAACGCACAAGAAGATATCTGGCATTCGCACACTCTTCTTTATTGCTATGTATAATACCTGTTTCAGATATTCCCGTCACTGAAGCGACAACCTGCAATACATCCTTATATATTTCATCACTTTTCATATAATCACTGTTTGGATAAACAAAATACGTCGGAAAATTGTTAAGCAGTCTGGGACCGCAAAACAATTCTTGTTCCGACGTATTGTTTCTCCTTAGCGACTTCTACCTGATAAGGAGCGTGCGGTCCTTTTCTTACAATCCGGACCGCCGAAGATTTTTGTTATAACGAAAGACTGAATTGAAAAAATACAATCTATAAATAACGGGCACCTCCTTTCTTTCTTAACCATCTGACAATCATCATAGATACAAGCAATATATTCATTATCATAGACCATCCACCTATCTCTATTTTTGTTTTTTGCCACCAGTTTAATTTTTTCTCCACCTCTACAATCTTAGGTACTTCGATTCGCTTGGTTACCGTCATATAATGAGGTACTGTTACTATAAGTACCGAATTTGGCCATATTCCCAGCGAATGTTGCAACATTCCACCTGAATATCTAGCCCAGCTGTACGCATAAGGGTTGGAAAGAAAAGATACAGTGTCACGTGTCGCAGTACTATCTTTGTATGGGACCAGTCTTTCTGTTATGGTGGTATCATGTACTTCCACTGTTTCCGTTGTCTTGATCTCCACAGGAACATATCTGGTCTTACACGAAAAGACAAGTAAAAGCACTATCGCTACCGCAATCCATATATAGATTCTTTGTCTCATAAACTTAACACTTGCTTTCTATTGGCACCGTCAGCCCGATAACTGACGTGCACCCATGCAAAATTGCTTTCATCAATCAATTGGTCATAGGGCAGGTTCTTGTGGATATGCTCAAACAGCAACTTGTTCTGTTGACGGTCGCCAGTATCAATATCGGCAGCTTCCCCTTTCATGTGCTGAGAAGACTTACTTCCCTTGACGGCCGCATTAAGTTCCGGACAGCGATAACCACTGTTTACTGTTATAGGCTTTCCCCACCACTCACGTAATGGATCAAGTACATTATCTACCAAGGCAGTCAGAGCAGTCACATGCTCCAGTCTGCATCTGTTGTTAATTCCAAGCCGGTCAGCAGTCGTTGACTTGCAGAGTTCCGCAATCGTAAAATACTTCATTTCTTTTCCTCCTTCTTATTTTCGTTGTCAAATAGTATTTGAGCCATGATCTTGGCGATATCATCTTTGTTTTCGATAATCACACTCATTGTCTTCTCTGCCTTGCGCAACTCCGCTTTCTCCCACGATTTTTCACGTACCGATGTAAACTCGCAGAAAATGCAGTAACCCGTCCAAATCATTGAAAAAACAGGAAAGGGGATAACCACACAGCATAACAGATCAATAAAGCACAACTCTATAAATGGAGTGAAATACTTCTTCGCCTTAACGGCTGTTTTCTTATACCCCGTGGATGTTCTTGCCTCTCCCCGTTGCTTGGCTTTCATAACTCCCGTAATAAGGTCCACTAACATAGCCCCCATTGTAGCCGCAATACACAAGGCTATAAGCACAATATGTATCATCATGTGCTCGTTGATAAAATTGTAAATTACATCTCTCATTACTTTATTATTTATACTAACTTTTAATACTTACAACCACCAGTTTAATTGTTGTATAATCCATTATTATAAGAAATATTAAAATTTTCAATCACTACTTACGACATCATCTGTTGCGCTGCCTGCTGCTCCTGTAACTGCTTCTCATATCTTTCCAGTACCGCAATAATCTTACTGGAGTTCGGGAAATTGCCGGCTTCCAATGCCGCCTTGAACGGTATAAGCCCCTTCTCAGCCTGTGCCATTAAAAGCTGGTTTGTCAACGCCCTGTATACCGGGCTGTCGCTATCCTCGCTAATTGAGATATCAATGTCAATATCATACATTGTATCCATATTATAGGGAATGGATTCACCGGCGACATTGACCGCTTTCGGGCCTGTATAGAAACATTGCATCACCTTTACTACCTTATATGCCACTTCAGTAAGAAATGAGTTGAATGTATTTATAAGATCCAGTATGGATGATGAGGCCTGTGCGGCCTTTGCCTGATAAAGCACACCGCTCTCGGAACTTCCCGATTTACCTTGTAGTGCCGCCTGAACTCCTGACACGTCCTCCACCATGGAACGTGACAGTTGTATGATATAGTCGAATCCTCCCGGGATGGATGATGCGGTCTTTGTATCAGGGGCATTGCCAGATCTTTTGCTTGTATATAATATTACACCGTTACTCTTCACATACTGCTCCGCTATATCCTCTATACTCATGTTGTCAGACAAGGACTGTTCATCTATCATCAACACACCCTTGGCCGCATTACGAATATAAAAATCAAGGGCTACCATGTAGTAATTGAAATATTCCTGAGACGGGATAATTTCAGATATGAACGGATGAAATTCTCCGTCAATATAAGGATATGGTTTGAACACAAACGGATGGAAAGATTCGGATCCATTCCAATACGGACTTTGTCCTTCCTCCAGCACAAATCCGTCCGGGGAAAGATAACGGTAATACCAATACGTCTCGATTCTCCGTTCATAAGTGATCAGATTCTCGGCCGCATATTTATCCGGATCCATGAATGTAATGGGAGCCCCGTCCGTATCTAGCATGGGGGATCCATCGGGATTACGTTTTATATTAAGTTCAAGACGGCTACGGTTTATTTCCTTAATGCTCTCTTTCTGATCATAAGGAACAAAATAAGGCTCACTCTCCAAGGGATCATTACAAAACCAGGCCTTCCTCCTCTCCTTCGTCCATAATTCAATAACACGGCATTTTCCGAATTCCGAAGGATAGTAGAAATCGGTGGATTCAATCTGTGACGTGCGTGTGTCACGGCTGAACTGCGAGGCGATATATTCATTATCAAGGCAATGGTTATATATCTCCTTCAACTTTATATCATCAGAATCCGAATGTGAGAACAAAGCAAGCACCTCGGAGAAGTCAAGATCATGAAGGAGACCACAAAACCGTATGTCTGCAAGATTAAAATCAAGACTGTCAGGAAAGAATACAAAGTTCGGATTCACATAATCAGTGAACACGTCCAGTTTTCCACGACGATAAGCCCATGAAATTTTATATATAGGCAGACCGGATATAAGATATTCCTCAAAAGTACGCGCATCCAGTTCTGAACGCCTGTTGAGCTTCATGTTCTGCCGGAGTAAGGCTGACATAATGTCTGCATATTCCTTCTCCTCCGGATCAACAGCATTACATACCGGCGCGGTATCGTTCATTCTGAACTGCCCTTGTACGACCCGTTTGATCTTACCCAATATGTTGGTCTGCAATGCAGGTATACCCTTTTCCTTAAGATATTGCTCCTTCGTTATATGCCGCCCGTTGTAAACAATCTGCCTCTCATACTGTTTCCCGTAGGCATACGATTTGCATTCGGCACGCATCTTTCTGAAAGGAGCAAGACGGCAATATGCATTATAGGCTACATGCAGCCATCTCTCGGCCCGCCGCTGTCCGTCGAATTTTCGATGCCCGTAAAGCAAGGAGTCAGATATTTGTTCGTTATCGCGCATGTTCATTATTCTTTTACGACAAAAATAGCTTAATAAGAACTGGACGAATGTATATAATGCAGTCAGCATTATATCAAAGCAGATACGGCAGATGAGATTATATTTGTACTATTAATCGTTTTTTATATGGAAAAGAAAACAATATGTGTGGATTTTGACGGAGTCATAGCACAATACGACGGATTTAAAGGTAATGACATCTTCGGTGATCCGATTGATGGTGTACAAAGTGCCATGGAAGTCCTAAAAAAGAAAGGATTCACAATCATCATTTTCACAACACGCACCGCCAGTTCCAAATTAAAGAAATACCTGAATGACAATCACATCACTTATGATTACATAAACGAAAACCCGGATCAGCCTAAAGGCAGCAATTCCGGAAAGCCCATAGCCGACATATATTTAGACGACCGTGCCATCTGCTTCAAGGGGAACTGGAAATACGCACTCGAATCCATCGCTTCCTTCATTCCATGGAACTCACAGAAGATAGATGAGAAGAAAGAATTTGAAAAAGCATTTGACAATTATAAGAAAATGACCAAAGAATATGCACTTTGCAACAGTTAAGACTTATGAAAACATCCATAAACAAACCGGAAATATTCAAATATGTCATTGCGCTTACAGCCCGGGCAGGAAAAGCCGGCGGTAATTATCCAGATATAGCAGCAACAGAAGACAATGAAGCTGTACTGGATCTTTATCTTACCGCCGCAGTAAATGAAGCGGAAGGCGAGCTTCGGCGCAAGATTAAAGACAGTAATGATATAAACATGACCTCTTCCGGGAATGAAATTATCATTGAATTCAAAAACTTCATACGCATGGATGAAGGTATCACGGACATGATACGCACGGCAATGAGACTGTATGCTTCACATTATCTTGCAGCCGCATGGCTGGAGCCTACAACGGATAAAGAACTTTGTGAAGGATACAGGACCAGTGCATCCGGATACTTGAAAAAAATAGTATCCGCCCTAAACCAACGATCAGAATTCATCGTACCAGAAGCCGACTACGAACAGCGCAATAATAATGACTATGAGTTGCAACAGAGCCAGTCCGGAAATGCAGACTACGAACAACGCAATAACAATGACTATGAGTTACAACAGAGCCAGTCCGGAAATGCAGACTACGGACAACGCAACAGAGACAACCTTTATACAGGAATAGGTTGCACAGGCATGGATGTGCTTACAACAGAAAATCCATCCGGTCCAGATGTTATATTAAGAGACAGATATAATAATCCTTTAATATACAAGCCATGAGAGAAAGAGAAATTTGGATACGCCTGCTGAAAAAGCAGATAGTAAACGATGTAGCGGTGCAATGCAATCTGATAGGACGCTCATTACAAAAGAGCGAAGATACAGAAGAAACTGCATCAGAAGTAATGACACCTGATGATGAGGCCACAAAGCCGGTTGTGGCCAGAGCGATGACGGAGGCTTTCGGTGAGGTGAAACGCGTCTGTCAGCAATATCTGATAACAGGCCGGGACACAGACGACAACCGTCTTGAGAGAATCAACGAAATGAACCGAAGTACTGAAACGATATCATCTGGATCACTGGGAACTTACAGCCTTATACCCGGACAAAGTTACATCATCCGAGTTATTACAGACGTATCTGTAACGGTAAGCACATCAACAGACAAGGTGCTTGGTCAAGTAACCGGTACCGGGCAGTTTGAGTATATCCCTTCATCAAACGAGAGGATAAAGATAGAAGGCAGTGACGGCAAAGCGGAGGTGACTTACTTTTTTGGTGACTTCGGCATGTATGAATTAAAGCTTTCCATGCCTGCAAGTTTCAATATCAGCATGACGGAAACCATCAAAAGTTGCGCACACCGTATGATGGTGGATTATGTAATGAGTGCTGTCCTTAATAACCAACTTCCGGAAAAGGCGAAAGAATACGCGAATTTCTTTACCGGTGACATAGAGGGTTTGCGTGATGCCTTACGTTCAAGAATAAAACTGATGGGCAGGAGACCCACGGACTGGAGTTGATACGGTGCCGGTCCCGAAAGATCGGACTATGTGCCATCTCCGGAACCGGCTTTTTCCAATGCGGACACACGTTTTTCCAGTTCGGACAAACTGGTTTCCAAGCCGCTTACATCCGGTATCTCACCACGTATCTCGATCAAGGATTTTGATATTTCCTCAATTTTTTTGTCATATTCTGATTTCATCCGTTTCAACTCGTTTATAGCGGACACCATAAGCTCAAGATTCTGCTTGGTCTGGCTCTGGTATGTCCTGAACTCTTTACGATGATCATCATACGCTTTGTCCGCCAACCTCAAGATATCAACGATTATCAATCCTGTAAATGACAAATAAAAATCACCAATTCCGGTCCATTTCCCAGAAAGTTCATATTCCTGCCATTCCTCCGATTGGTCAATATGCTTCGTCTTCAACGCATAATCTCCCTGTGTATCCGTAAAACCTATTGTAAGATCACCTGAGGATTTACAAAGGAACCGCACTGAAAGAAACAAAGCATCATATTCTTCCGTGTAGTCAACAGTTATAGAAATGTTCTCTTCCGTCAGTTCTCCTTTCTTCTCATTAAATATCCTATGTTTCTCCGGCTTCCTGATGAGGCTGTTTTTCTGTAACACTCCCCCATTGCTAATATGCAGCAACTTCCGGTACTCATACAAATCCGTATATGCCCCCAAAGCATCATCTGAAAGATTAAAAAACTCCCATCCTGTCTTATCTGAGAAAGCGGAATTATATAGGTAATTGAATGTTGATGAGCATATATCAACTGCATCAACATAACTTTCAGCCGCCAGTGACTTGTCAAAAATAGACTGGTTGTCATTACCTCCTCCCGGTAAATAAGACGGAAGGCCAACGCCCCCTCTCCTGCTATTCCCGATTTCCTCTCTTTGCGCTTCCTGTCCGCTTCCTCCCTCAAGACGGAATACTGTCAAGACTTTACCTTTTTGTTTCATAAGTCGTTATCTTAGTCGTTTTTCAGGCATGATATCATATATCAGCCGTATTCCTGATATGTTCTCTTTAGCTGTCAGTGCTGTTTCCAACGCAATGCGGTAGTATTTGAAATACCTTCCTCTTATCGCTCCCACACGTCTGGCCTGCGTTTCCCCTATCTTATACCATTTCTTTCCATCCTGTGAAGCAAACAGTATCATTTTCTGCTTACCTGAAAAGATGCCTTGTACCGACATATCCATAAGCCGTTTTAACTGCAAAGTATCCAGTTTCAACGCTCTTGTAACAACAATCCCTTTATTTATCACCTCGGAGGAATAATCATATATATCTGTGAGCCGGACAATCCTGTCTTCAATATGCACATACGAATATGGAAATATATTGACAACAGATTTAACACGTCCAAACACGGCCGTGTTCCATCTGTTTTCAGGAAGAGAAAGCACAAAAGACGTATCCATATCCTTCAGCATAAAAATAATCCGCTGGTTCGCATAATCATAGGCTATCATGGCTGTCTTGATCAGTTCAATAGGAGGTTTGTCAATCATTTCCATATTTGTTCCGATTTCTTCCGGCACAGGTTCGAAAACTCCCTGCAACGCCTGTGATATACAATCTATAGAAGCCCCATTTGTGATCATAACACCTCTGGATGAAATGAACAACACTTCCGAATCCATCTGTGTGATTGATCTGGAATTCAGGCATACGTCTCTCTGTATCGGAGAAATGGTTGAATAAAACCCTTCAGAATTGACGCTCATCGCATAATTTCCGTCAGAACAGAACAGTAGCATGGGGAATTGTCCGAACTGTCCCTGTGATATGGCTGTAGTAACCGGACACATTGCATAAATGTCACCGTTCCCTATTGTATAAACTCCATTCAATGGGAAATAAAAAGGGTTTCCCACTTCCGAAACAAACATCTTGTTGCTCAGTTCCTCAGACTGCAAGGGTGTAACGGACGGTACGGATGCCGACGATTCATTTGTATTTTTTAACAAGCTACAAAAATACGCCCCATTTAAAGTCGGATGTTCCGCCAAAGGATACTCAAACACCATGGAACCGACCACAATCACCATTTTATACGCATCTGTATCAGGATAAAACAGATATACAGGAAGTATCTGTTCCAAAACTTCCGTATCACTTTTGACTACAACATCCCCGTTGCTCCCATGTATATACGTATATATTGAAACCGAAGAATCCCCACGACCTAGAAATTGTGATATACACATGGGATTGAATCCCTTGAAAAAAGTTCTTTTCACATTTGCAATATGCAGACGGCTGTTATATGTCGTGGAAAAGTCAGGAATGATGATATCGTGTGTCATATAATCATCTGTCAATGTCTCCCTAAGTTCCAAATTGCTCAAAATATGATCCATGTCCCCTTCCGCACCAAACAGATAGCGGATGTCGCTGGAAAGTTCGTCCAGTTCCAGAGTCTTCACATGATAAAAGAGGGAGGCGTTACATATTTCCTCCTTGAACTCATTACGTACTTCCATGCCCCATGCATATGTAGCAGCAGCCTCGTTTCCAAACTTTCTATCATAAGCCTCGCTAAAAGGCCTTGGTGGATAGGAGTACTCTGACAAATCATCCATAATATATCCGTATGTGTTGCTCTTGCCTTGGGGAAGATCTTTCAACAGACTCTGACTCATGTCTATATCACCGTCCGTATAAAATGTATAGAATTGGGAGGATATAAAAATATCCACTCCTTTTATAATATCCCCCCACTCCTGTATCGCCTCCTTGTCATTGTTGGCACATGCGTATGAAAGCCATGAGCAGAATGAGGATATATAACCAATGCCGGTAAAAATCACCTGACTCAGCCGCTCAATTTTACTGACTACCACCGGTGCACCGGAGTCATTAGGCAACATAAGCACAGGTGCGGACTGCATGATGACAGAACCGTCATAAAGGCGGTATGCATAACGTACAAAAAAAGGGAAAATGAAATATCCGTCTTCTTGCTGTTCTGCTATATACTTGTTTATCTCAGCATGTACTTTTGTGGATATCCCCTGTACATATTCATCTTTTATCTGCCATTTATCCCCATTAATCCACATCTGTTCCTTCTTGTACAGTTCAAATTCTCCGCTTCTTCTTACAGTTGAATGCAAGGAAAACACCAAAAGTGGTTCCGGAGGTTTCTGCCCCAGATATTTGTAGTTTCCATTTTTCCATAAGAAATAATGCATCCCGTCCTCAGCAAAGGCGACAAGCGTGTTTCCTACCGACAACAATGAACTGGCAGGTATAGACTCATCCAGCAATGTAAGTGACAATTCCCCCTTATTATTCACATCAGCCCAATATAATGACAGACCGTCTTGAAAAATAAAATGTGAATATGACGTAGCGGAATGTATATATAACAGTTTAGCGGAGTTATGACTTTGTGGAAGGATATATTTCTCTCCGGCAAGAACAGAAGGCCTGATACTGCCGTCATGAATCTCCAGCCCGACAGATGCGGAAAGCTGCCCGTCAGGAGAAATATCGGAATAAGGTGTCAGGTTAAGTCCCGAGAAAGATATTTGTTTCTCCGTCATAATACTTCTTTTTTATAAAATGAATAATAAACATCACAAATATAACAACTTACATGTTCCTGTTCTGTATATTCTGAACAGTTGAGGCTATATCCCTTACCGGAGATGTCGAGATCCGCCACACAACGGTCACGACAGTACCGTCCTTGCCTTTCAGAAAAACCGGCTTCCCATGAAAGCGCAACCTGCATATCTCATTCCCACCCCCGATTCTTTGCAAAGCACGTGTCACATACGGACTATGAATCTCACAAGATGAGGGAAGAAAAAGAAGATGGGGACGGTTCTCACACAACGGATCATAAGAGAATATCATATATGCCCTCACTTCCCCCAGCACAACGATCTGTACAGAGTATTTTTCCGTCAATCCGGCTTTCCGAACACATTTTTTACTTATAGTCACATGCTTATGCCTGCCATTAACATATATATGATGCTGAAGCACGGGAATCTTAAGTTCCCGTGCTGTTCTTTTAATATCTGACGGTATGTTTGCCAGTTTCATAGCGGAAACAACGGTATCAGTTTGTACGCTACCGTCTCACCGTCATGCTCGTCCTGCACTTTCCATTCCTCAAGCCGGAAAGTGTATGAGGTTACCAGCGGATCTATTTTCAGATCATACAATATCTGGCTTGGCGGTGTCGTATCCAAATCAGCATAGCTGGAAAAGAAGCGAAGACATCCGAGGAAACGTCCTCCCACATGATTGATATGTGTCCGGTTCATCCATTCAGGCTTGCATGGCTGGAGCATGACGCTGTCCTTCCCCAGTTCTTTAAATATTATAAAAGCTCCGGTGGGCATTTTGTCACGGACAAACATCCGTCTGAAAAGAATGTCCCTGTGCAGTCTGGTATTCCGAAGACGGCATATAGATGTATAACCTGTCCTTACCGGCTCCTTTCTGTTTTCCTCCAGCCGCTTGTATTTCTTATCCAGATCCTCTATATGATCCGGATGGATCAGAATATTTTTTCTCTTGTTCTCCATGGCTAGTCCTCAATAAAATCAATCATGAAATACTCTTTCCAGGACACATCCCCGTTGTCAAAGCACACAAGCGCCCGACTCCCGTCCTTTGAAATCTTCCTTACTGTCCCCGTACAGGTGATATCCCCGTCAAAAAAGACACGCGCACCTTCCTTGCACTGTGTCCTGAATACATTAATTTTCATTGTCGTCTTTTTTATTTAAATGGTTGGATTATTAGAATACTGTTTGTTGCAATGCAACAGTTCGAAATAGCCTGTCATGGCTCCCCTTGGAAAAGCACAATGACATGGAAGACCATATATCTGACATGCGCAATGTTCGCACGGTGCTCCGGTCTGCTCATATTTCGTAACCGCATCCTTTCTTGTCATAAGCTCGTTATAATGTATCTCGCTACATTCCTTCCAGTCATCATCTTTCGGACGTACGGACATGGCCGGATCTATCTCCGCATAATAATAACGCATCTCTACTTTCTGCGGATTAGCGCGCGATACAAGTATACGTCCGAAATGACGGTAAAGCCTGTTCGGCAGCACCTTGCCTTCCGGCACGGAGCGCAACTGCGGTATGAACTGATCCTCCTTGTGGAAGAGCCGTATGAGTCTTATCACCCATAATAACATCTTTTTTCTCATGGTTCCTGTTTTTTTGTTTCCTTGCGGACATAACGATAAATAACATTCTGTGCGTTGAGGCTTATTTCATCACACATTTCTCCGAATAACGCGCTCATACGCTCATCACCGAAACTGTCTACATACCGGGTTATGTCCCGGCACTCTGCCGCAGCCTTCTTCGCCCTGACCACTACGGGAAGGGTTACGGAACGATCAAATCCTTTAAGATATTCCTCGAACTCCAGCGCCGCGCCATAAAGCATGTCAGCGAATACGAATACCTGATGCATCAACACCAGCGCCTTATCCCTCTCCTGTGGTGTAAATTTTGGTAGAAGAAATGACAACGGCACATGTTCACGAACATTCTGCAAGGCCGCAATTTTTCGTTGCAGCTCGGCCATTCTGGCGTAACGGCGTTCCTTTATCGCCATAGCAAGCTGCCTTTGTAGTTTTTCTAGTTCTTTTTCCATTTTATATCCATTTACGACGGCTGTTGCCGCCAAGGTGAACAATATTGAACATCTCCTTGACACGGTCCAACACATAATCTCCGTATAGGTTGCGAAACTGCGACAAATCCTCCATGTCGATGTTTGTCGTACCGAATGTAAGCATCTCATGCCGAAGTTCGTAACGCATCTGCAAGATGGTCTGTATGACATTGCACGACGTACCGAAATGCTTTGCATTTTCCTCCCGCCCAATCTCGTCAATTATCAGGTGTCCGGCCATGCCTTTTGTTGTCCATCTGTCAAGCGCCTCCGTACCTTGGGAGGAATAACGTAAGGCTATCTCCGTGGCCGAACGCATCTCAAAACAGATGTCGGAACGGCGACAACCGTATACCAGTCTGTTGATAAGTGCCATATAGACTTGCAGTCCTTTCAAGATGGTGGTCTTCCCGCTTCCCACCGGACCATAGAGCAATATTCCTTTCTTTCCGGACAGCACATCTGACTTATGCCATACCCATTGGTATATCTCGCTTAGCAATTGACAATTTGAATCGTCCACCATGAAATCAGGAGTAACAGTCCGCATGGAAAGTATCAGCCTGTGCTTCCAGAACTTCTCTATTTCCTCATCGGACAACATCATCCTTACGTCTCCCATCCGGAAGTTATACTTTCCCCTGTCCTCCCAGTTTGATGATGTGTGGGGGATCGATTTCATGACCGTAATTGTAGTCCTGTCCTCCGGTCCGGGCATTAGTTCTTTTATCTGTTTTGGTTCTTTCATCGGATTTACATTCAAGCTTTTTATTCAGCCAATTGGAGAAATGCCTATATTCGTCTCCCGGATTGACCATTGTACAATTCTCATTCTGAAGTTTCCGGAAAAATTCTTCCAGAAAGTTCGATAATGTTTCCTGATTGAAAGCCTTGTATCCCTCATGATGTTTGTTCATGATGAGGCCTTCCGCCCAGGAATCGTTCCGCTTCATCTCATCAAACAATTCCTGCAAGGGTTTCAAGGGGGAAGAACCAAAAACTTTTTCTTCTTCTTTTTGAAATAAAACATCATCATTATCATAATCATTTATAGTTAGGTTTGTTACGCTTTGATAGCCCTTGTTACTTTTGTTATCACTTGTTAGATTTGTTACTTTGTGATAACACTTGTTACTTTTGCTATCTTTTGTTACATCCTTATTATACCGACTGGCCATACCTCTCTTGCCAGCCTCACTTCTTTTTGCTATAATATCGTCGTATTTGTCTTTATTAGAGTCTATCTGTTTTTTTATAAAGGAGAATGCCATTTTAGCCAACGGTCTCAGCTCCGACAATGTCCCCGACTCGGCATATTCAATGACCGCATCGTACACTTCAAGTCTGACCTCCGGTGGATAATCCACTAACACCTCTTTCCATTCAGTATAAAAAACAAAAGACTTCCGTCTGCTTTCCTGTCCCATAATACGAGTATATTATTTAATCATTTATTAATAGTCAGCCTGAACAAGCCACGTTTTACAACCTTTCTTTGTATCAGTCCTTCCCTTATCATTACCGGAACAAGATTCCGCACATATTCGATAGAGATAAATTCCGTTCTGACAAAAAGATCCTGCAAGGTTCCCAAAAAGCCATCCGGCCCGCAATTTTCTATAGCGCGAAGAATACATACTTTTGAGAAGCCCAATTTAAGCAACAAGGCACGAGAAAGAATGACTGTATCAGGTGGTACGTAATCCTGAACTCTCTTATGTTCAACCAGCAGATCTGTTTCAACCGCCATACGCACACGATGGTAATCTCTCCATTGTCCGTTGCCACAGGTCAACTTTCCTGCCATACGGTCAATGTCAGTCACAGTGGTACACGCACCATTATAGGTTAATATTCGATCTCCGATTTTCAGTTTTTTAAATTGTAAGGCATTCATGATATTTTAATTCCTTTCTAAGCTGTATTTGAATTATACAAATAGTGATTGCTGAATACGCGATAACACCAATTTATTCGCATCAGCGAAAAACTTTTTTTTAATTTCGAATCCGTATGCCTTGCGTCCCAACTGTGCAGCAGCTAATAAGGTGGAACCGCTTCCAGCGCACGGGTCGATAACGACATCACCTTTATCAGTGAAGATTTCTATCAGCCTACGAAGAAGTGGAACCGGTTTCTGTGTTGGATGTACTTTGGGTGTATCAGAATCTCTTACCCAATCAAAGCAGTTGAATATCATCCGACCATCATTGTTGAACTTTGGAAGTTTTTCACGATAAAGAAGTAAACCGTACTCACAGTTACCTACTACTTTCATGTTTGCTTTTAATACCTGCGCGGAGAAATCTTTCCGGAATACAAGATTGATGTATTTATTTAATCCATATCTCTTTCCTAATTCAATGTATCGGAATTGATCTTCAAACTCACAGAAGATTATCATACAAGGAGCCTTACCTTTATCCTTTGGCTCTTTTACAAGCATCTGGCTACAAAAGTGCATAAACTCTGCCGGGCGAAAATCTTTATCAGTATCAAAGAATTCTTTACCCGCTTTATCGCTTTCTCCATTCTTATTATCACCATCCACATACCATGAAGGATTAGAGGCATAAGCATTATTCCCTAAATTGTAGGGAACATCGGCTATAATTAGTTGAGCTTTAGGAATGCCGTAGACTTTATAGTTTTGAAAATGATCGTTGAATAATTCTATATCTTTCATATCTATATCTGATTAATTCAAACCAAGCAGCTTCTTAGTTGTGTCAATGTCTATATAATTTATCCAGCCAGCTTTGTGCAATTCAATAGCAGCTTCTCTGATTGTTATATTACCAGATTCGATTTTTTCTTCTAGTGAATTAAGGATATTTTTAATCCTTAATGCTTTCATCTCAATTGTTTCCATTCTGTTCGGTTAGGAGTTAACTTTGATCCCTTGTTTTATTCTCGCTTCCTCTATTTGAAGATTGAATAACTCTTTGTCTTTAGCCAGAACCTTGTCCATTAATTCATTGATATTCTCTGCATATACAATAAAACTCATAAAGCTGCAAGTGTTACCACACGACCGGAAAGAACCGTTTTCATGGAAGTCGAAATCATCCATTACATTATAGTGGCACTCAGCCAGTAATCCATGCATTCCTTTATCGTAGAGCAACTCTGCTTTGTTATCATCGTATCTTTCCAATGTTGTTTCACTTATAGACGGAAGGATACTTCGCCAACTCTCTATCTCTAAATCGTCAAGAAACTCCTTTAATTCGTCCGATCCGGACATAGCGCAAACTAAAAATAGGCGATTAATAATACTGCACCCCTCATTAATAAGTACGCTTGATTTTTTTATAATTTCTTTATCCATAATTATATTCTTAGTGTTTTACTCAAATTCTAACTCTGATACATTAATATCCGTGATATTTCCTTCTGATAAATCAAATTCTATAAGAGAGCTATTCTCTTCTAAGGATTTACAAACGTCCTCTACTGTGGTGCAGTCTGACGCTTCAATCGTTAATGTGACTTCAAATGTTTTCATTTAATTCCTTTCTATATCGTTAAGAATTAATTGGCAATTTCATAAAGCACATCCAATGAGTTTTAGATGCTTTTCCGGACTTATGCCCGAATAGCGGCCGCTCATTGATTATCTCCAATATTCGTCTTACAGGAATACGAGTTTCGTTCCATTTGAAAATCAGCACTCCGTTCGGTTCAAGCACTCGCATACATTCGCTGAATCCTTTCTTTATATCTTCCTGCCACTTAAACCGTCGAAGCGTTCCATACTTTTGAGCCATATATGCACCCTCGTTCGCATTATCAAGGTGTGGAGGATCAAAGACTACAAGTTTAAAAGAACTGTCCGGATACGGCATTGCTGTAAAGTCGGCAACCACATCAGGATGGACTTCCAGCTTACGACCATCGCATAAAACATATTCGACATCACGAATATCTTGGAAGAGAACGTTTGGATTCTTCTTATCAAACCAAAACATCCGGCTTCCACAGCAAGCGTCAAGTATTATTTTTTTGCTCATTACTTTCTTATATTATTACATATTGCAATCTCCACACATATCCACAAGAAAATCAAATTCTTCTCGTGAGTATTCAACCCCATTAATTACGATTACCTCGCTACCATTTTGGTCAAAATAAACTCCATCATTCATTTCTAATCTGATTTGAATTAAACTTCTTATTCGCAAAGTCCGTGATAAAGGCTCATGCAACTATATCCGCCTTCTGGTTCAAACATATCATCCATGCCGGCATCTTTCCGGTTCACATACTCGAAAACTTCTTCTACTGTTGGATAAGTCTTATTTTTACAGAAACGATCAGGGATGTAGCCCGGTGAGAAGAAAGACGAACCCTTTGGGGTTTCTTCTTTCATTCGTCGTTCGGCATCTATCAAGCGACTTCGCCCAAACTCTTCTTGAGAAATTAGCTTAACCTCTTGCTTCCTGCACATAATACAGGGATAGCAACCAACGCGGGAAAATCCACGATAATATAAAGGGTTTGGTTTTTGTCCGACAGAAAGAATCTGGTCTATAACTTCTTGTGCTGACCATTGGAAGATTGGGCGGGAAACGCTGGCATCATAGTGTTCACACCATTTAAGTACATCTTTTCTACGATAATCCTGCTTCCATACTTCAACAATCTTTCCTTTACGATTCTTTTTCACACGTTCGAAATATTCTCCGAAGTAATTGCACTCATAAGGAAGTTTGGCGCGTTCTTCGCTTTCTTTTGCTCGAATACCTTGAATTATCAAGCAAGGTTCAGTAAGTGAGAGAATATAATCAATCATCGGCTTTATTTTTAACTCAGAGGTACAAAACCTTCTTTGGGAAGACGGGAACCTAGAGCATTTGATAGACATATCCACAAAATCAGTGTATTTCTTACTTCTCAAAATTACTAATCTGACATCAAGCTGTTTGCACACGTTACTAATATGTTGATAAGTATCGGGATGCTCCCAACCTGTATCACAAAATACGGCTTCTATTTTATCGGCTCCATATTTATTGGCAGCCTGGATTAAACAGGCTTGCGAATCCTTACCACCGGAAAAACTAACAATTATCTTCATGCTATATGAACTTTTTTATTTTCATCTTCAAAATATACTGTTTCATACTTTTCTTGTTTTAAATCATAACATTTCTTCTTCATTACACCATTTGCTGTTGAAGAGTTCCTCCATCGGAGAAAGCAGATTATACACTTTCTCAAAATCATCCTTAGATGCTTTTGCTATTGTTATTCCATGTGTTGCCATTTCTATTAAGTTTAAGAGTTATTATTGGGGAGAGGGGCAAACAGGTTGTTCCCCACCATATATCCATTTTCTATCAGTTCCTTCATCCATTTCTCCTCTATAGCAGGAAGGGACTTGGCTCTCCGGTATACTGTCCTGTTTCTAGCATTCACCTCATTGCCTCTTTTACGAAGCAAATAGTGAAGCTTATATAATCTGCTTCTTGTTGTCATAAACCATATTTATTAGAGTCTTTATATGATCTTTTTGTAGAACTTACATATCTGTCCGTACTTGTTACAGGCGCATTCGCGGTGCCCCTTCGCACTACAGAAACATGAATTGCCCCGATGGTCCGAACTATTGGCACAATTACGGCAGTACACACGTTTCGGCTCCACTCTTTTTAACGTCATAGTCACAGGGGTGAACAGGTTCGATAATAACGGCTATACCACAGCTTGAAGCCACATCAAGCTCAAGCTTGCATCCCTTAGACAGTTCCCATCCGGGAAGCATGAAAATAGCGTCACATTTCAGCAACATCGCGATATCGGCTCTCATATGCTCTCTCCAATGCGCATTATCAGGAACACCGTTATCGAAAGGATTCACAGGATCATAACCTTGTGATTCAAGTCTTTCTTTCGCCATGAGAAAAGCATGCTTCCGCTCATGAAGATCATAATGCGCTATCGGTCCACTTATATAGATTTTTACTTTACCCATTAATACTTCGTTTTAATTTTAACTTTAACGGAAAGATACAATATTGAAAGCCGTAACCTCATTATACCATTTCTGTCCATCCTTTACAAAATGCGCCTCTATGCGAAGAGACATTCTTACAGTATCCCCCATATTAAGGAGCTCTCCTACGTGTTCCCCATAGTTAAATACTGAAACCACTAGAGAAGTAGGGCGCATACCCGACTGCTCTATAAGATATGTGTATTTCTCCCATGCCTTTCCGGTCTTCGCGCTAACCCCTTCTATTTTTGAAAGAACCTGCATGACCTTTCCTGTTGCTTCTACAATCATGATTTATGGTTTTAATGTTTTACTTATTCTTTTTTGATATTGCTTACGTATTTTCTGCTTTTCCTCCTCCTCGCGTTCAAGATGTATCTGACGAAGCCGTTCCAGTACCCGTCCATCAACTTGTGATATATATTCGGTAACCAGATCAACAAATTGTTCGTAGGAACGACATAATTCGTAGCGTCCTCCAGATGCCTGCACGCATACCTGATATCTTTTCTGTTCTTCCCTTTGTGAAGAACCTGCCTTCATCTCAATGTTGAGGCTTGACCATTTTCCGGCAGGCAGCTGCAATATAAGGTCAGACACTCCGGCATTAGCACCTTCCGCCTTAAGACGCGCTGCCTCAGCCTTGTTTCTATATCCTCCGTTGGGAACGGAAAAGAACAAAGGTTTCAGATGTGGAAATCGGTAATGAAACCAGATTACACACCGGGTCTGTAAATCATGTTCAGGTGATTTGCTCATAACGGAACTATTTATGAATTGGTACGCATGGCTTTCAAGCGGCGGTAAATAGTGCGCTCGCTATATCCCATCTTCTGTGACAATTGCTTCACCGTCATATCCTGTGCCATGGAACGGATATAATGTATTTCTTCAAGATGAAACGAGTACGCATCAAGCATAAGTTCACGCGCCTTTTTATAGATTGAGTTGAGGCTGTGGCGCGTAAGAATATCCTGTATACAGGCAGCCTTTGTGTTGGAATACATGGCACACAGTATATCTATCTCCTGTTTGGTCCAATACGTTCTTTTTATACTCATGAGTTCAAGGTTTTAAAGTGTATTCTTAATATTTGAATGCGTGGCGTAACACATCCTCCGCATTGCATTTCCATTCCGAGTTCTGCCTGTCCCCGGGCTTTGCCATCCGTATTTTCCTCTCAGCCACGAGCCTTTCAAGAACATACCGACCTCCGACCCATCTGGATGCCTCTCTCTTTGTAAATGTTATGCCCTTCTTCCTGGCAACAAGAAAAAGGTTCCCTAATTCTTCCTCTGCCTTTGATGTTTGAAAATCACGTCTCATAATTTATTTGTTAAGGTTATCATAAAATGCCCTGTTCGCCTCATATTCAGCAGCAATCTCCGATCTTGACACGTTTCCCAGCTTCTGTACAATCACATCATAAGTTTCCTGAGGCATGTTATACAATATCTCCTCGATGTAATCCTGATGCCCTACCAATCCCAGAACATACAGGAATGAGATCATACCCGCTATAAAAACCATACACTGCTTGGATAATCTGTTCATATTCATTCCTCCTGTTGCCTTTTTAGTTATCATGGTTAACCTGCATACTTGCATGGAATAAATATTTTCTGCCCACCATAATTCTTTATCGCCTCTTTACGTATCGTCTCATGAAAGTCATTGTCCCCACATTCAAAAGCCAATGCTTTTCTCACAGTTTCACTACTGACACCGAAATAAGAAGCCAGTTTAGCCTTCTTCCCATAGGGAAGCCAAATTCTACATTTCATGTTTGCTGTTTCCATATCGTTTATCTATATTTGAAAATTAATCATCGCTCATGTGATTATGATTTATAATCACAATGCAAATATAAGAACATTTGTAGATATAAAAACCATATCAACCACAAATGTTCTATATAAAACATTATTTAACCATTACGTATGAAAAAGAAAGAGGCTTCATTGTTCTGCCTGCTAGAGGTTAAGAAAAAAAGCAAGCATCTATCATGGATTGAACGAAAAATGTACAAACGGCTTTTGCCATATTATACCCATTACACAGATGAAGTATATAAGGCTAGAGATAGAAAAGCTGTAACCGATGATGGAACCGTATTTAAGACAAAAGAAGGAAGAACTTTAGAAAAGTCCTTCCTCAACAAGAATCTGGTTCTGACAAAAACCGGAGAAAAAGAGCTTATTGATTTAAAGATGGGATGGATGAAAGAGTATCTGAATCAGTCTTTTGGATGGATTCCGAAGAAAGTAATTGAGTTGATTCTACAATATCTATCCGTTGTTTTAATTGCTCTATATCTTCTTTATTTTGTGTTATAAAATGAAGGAAATATAGAAAAATCAGACTTTTCAATATCGACTTTATTGGATGGTAATTGTTTAGGCTCCTTTCCAAATGTTCCTTTTTGGAAAAACAAAAAGCATTATAGATACTTTTGACAGGAATAAACAGAATACCTACAACAATTGAAAACCATGCGTAATAATAGATAAAATCATCCATGTAATAAAATAGACTATTCATAACGATACAAGTTTAAGGATTAATAATCATAGTGCAAATATAAGAACAATTGTAGTAATATGGAAATAATAAACAGAATTAAAATGATGATCTCCGAAATGGCAAAATCGGAAAGAGATTTCTCTATAAAAATTGGAGTAAATCAAAAGACGCTTAATTATTATATGTTAGGCAAGCGCAAACTTAGTTTAGAAATAATAGAAGCCATACTCAACGCTTTTCCTGAGATAAGTGCTGAATGGCTGCTTCGTGGTACAGGTTCCATGATGTTAAACGAGACTAGCGATTCTATTAAAGCAAATGATTTTGATGAAGCTTGGTATAAAAAGGTAATAGACGACCAGCACGATACTATATCACTATTAAAAGAGAAAGTTAAATTCCTTGAAAAACAAATTGAAGAAAAGAGAAATGTCAATTACGGTTAAACAATAACGAATCCGAAGTTGTTTTCTTCTACAAAATACAAATCTCATTCTAATACCATTTTTATTATGGAAGAAACTATAAAAAATGTCATTTCCGACCTGCAATACAAGGTTGATGTACTCAAACAAGAAAAACAATATCTACTGGATATGTGCCGCAATTGCGAAACATGCGCACAGCGATTCTGCTGCCAGTACTGCAAGAATAAAACAGCAAAGGTCATTGCCATCAGAATAAAAAGAAAATAAGGATAGAGAGATTATAATAGACGCTATTTTTAAGTTGTTATTCTAACTAATTGAAACGGTTGCTATCAGTGATGACAGCAACCGTTTCCTCAAAGTATTTTTTTCTTATTTTTCGGATTTCACTCATAATTTTTTCATTCTGATCTTTCTCCAGCATCTTTTTCAACTTGTCAATATCAGATTGAAATTTTGTGCTCTCCATGATTAGCATAGTAACCCGAATATAATATAGAGTGAAGAAAGAACACAAATATTACAAAAAAAGGTGCGCCAGATGACGCACCCAAAATGTTGAGATGTACTAACATAGTGCTTGTACTATGTCAATTATCAACTTTATCAACTTAAGAAAGTGATAAAATTTTTTCATAGCTGTTTTCTCCTACTTACCACACTTGATGCACTAATTTTAGAGTAAACATTACAGGATGCTTTGTGTGGAGCTTTACGTCTGAGGTATCACCGTGCGATTTTTTTGCTGGAGGCATCCTTATTTTCATCTCAATTCTGTTTTGCAAAGATATAAAATAACTTTATTAAAAACAATTTATAATGTAAAATTCTGTGATTTACATTGTAAATTACAATTATATGCGTACTTTTGTGTATTTTAGTTCTTGTAGGGAAAAAGAACTAAGATGCAATTCGTTTACATTGGATTGGCTGTGCATATTGGAAAATACTCATATTCACGGCTTATTGTTACTATAATAGAAAGCAGTAAAAATGGGCTAACAAAGAAATTAGTAAGGAAGCAAAAAAACGGCGATCCTCTTTGTTTAAAATTATTTTTATTTTTCTATATATTAGGAATGTATTGCACTTTACACGTTTTACTTAATATAATGTTGTTATGGATTTACATGAATATCTTAATGCCAGCTCTAATGAGCAAGAGATGTATTTAATTAAAACTCAACTCGAAAATACAAAAATGAATGTTGACCAGCTTCATGAGACGGTTAGATCTAATTTTAATGAGATTTATTTACTTAAACAAGAACTAGCCAATTATGAAACAGTTATTAATTGCCTCATTACAGTTGTTATAATTGGCATTATTAAATGTATTTATACTATGATTACTAGTAAAGATCAAATGAATGTAAAATTTAATGCTATAGTTAGTATTGTTTATATAATTATTGGCTGTGTTTTATGTCATAACTTATAAACGTATAACGCTCCATAATATTTTGCTATGAAAAATAAACCCAAATAAAACTATGCACTTTGAGGTATTATGTTTTTTATTATTAAAGCGGATTTTTTGAGTTGGCTCAAAACCAAGTCAGGCAAGAAGTGATTAAAAAACTTGTGACCGATATAGAGAAATATATTAAAAAGACCGGACTTACCATATAGTGTTATAGAAGTCCGGTCTTTAGACATCTGTTAATGACAGCAAACAAATAGACCAATCCTTATTTTACCAATTTTACACTCCATGAGTGCGTTCGTGTACAAAGTAGTGGGGCGGCATCCTCTAAGGGATGTTCTCTGTTTCAAAGCTTTCCGGATCTACAGTATATTGTATCACTTTCCGTACTGCTGCATCAGCCTGTTTCTGCATCACTCGCACATAATTGTAAATAGGTCTGTTCTTTTTCACAGACTGCCCTATACAATACTCCACCACCTCTGTCCTTATTCCTATCATAAAAGCGAACTGTGCGAATGTTTTTCTGCCGGCATAGTAAGAGAATGAAGTTTGAATGCCTATATGTTGTGCCAAGGCTGCGAAACATTTGTTGACATAACGTTGCAGATTCTTGTACCCGTTACAAAACGATAAGTTCAACCTGTTTCCTAGAATGTATTTATTGATGATTGTTTTCGCCTCATCGGGTATGGTCAAAGATGTAGTTCTTTCTCCCGTTTTGTGTTCTGCACTCTTTTTTCGGACGTATGTCATTGTCTTGCTTGACAAATCCGTCTCAACAAGGTCTGCAAGGTTGATCCCACCCAAGTAGAACGACAGGAGGAATAGGTCACGCGCCAGTATGAGTTTGCTGTCAGATGTTACCATGTCCCGAATACGCTGGAACTGCGTGACGGTTATGTCCATCAGCTTGGGTTCAGATTGCGGCATGGTAAATCCCTTGAACGGGTGTTCGTCATACTTCACCAACCCTTCGTCTATAGCTTCATTGATAGCAGCCTTGAAATGGGTCATGCGCATCTGTATATTCCCCTTCGCATATCCTCTGCGCTGCATCCCCTTAAAGAGCGTTTCCCGGATATCACGTTTTGTCAGGTAATCTATAGGTATATCACCAATGAGAGACACGATAACCTTGCAGGTATAGCGGTTCATTTCCGCGTATGAGATTCTCTTTTCTTTTTCAAGACGCTCTATTCTTCTTTCAAAGAGCTGCCGCACCGTTATCACCTCAGCTTCTTCCCCATCCTTCATCAACACTTCTTTCAACTGTGCACAGTTGGAAAACCTATTCAGATTGAGACCTTCCATCCGTTCCCGGTATATACCCAGCACATACTGTATTCTTTTGTTCATGATTGCCGCATCCTTGCGGTAACACACCTTTCCGTTTTCAAACTGGTATTCATCATCAACCTCGAATTCGGTAGAGATATACCGAACTTCCTTCTTAAAAGTTAAAGATACATAAATTCCAAGTTTACCCGACAATTTACGTCTGTTCGGGAGGATTTTTAAGTTTAAGGTAGCCATAATTTGATACTTTTAAAATTCCAGCGACAAACCCTAGCGACAAACGGCTCAGCGGAAATTTCTGGTTGGTAAGTTTTAAAATTAGCTATCTTTGCTTACCTTTGTTTTATGAAACCCGAACGACTCCTTCGTGCCATCCTTCCGGAT